GGTAAAAGGTCTTTCACACTCTGTTGTAACCCGTCCTCATATGTCCCTGACCTGCTACCCTGCCCAAAACTTTTAATGCCCTCCTGTCCGCGCTTGCGATAGCATAGCACCACGTATTCGATCAGAGCGTCTTCATAGGCTGTAGCAACATCTATGGGGGGTGTGGGGGGGTCTGTAATGGGTACGGCAGGAGCATTCATGTAACTGGTTATCAGAGTAATACCTTTGCGGATATAAACAGCAAGCAGGGCGTCTTTCGTTGTGTCAGTAATGCCTAAAACTGTTTTAATCTCATCATAATCAACAACCATGGCGCACCTCCTTAAAAAAAGGGAAGGGGCAGGCTTACGCCTTACCCCGTTTTTCTTCAACTTCCTGTTCGATCTTTTGGATAACCTCGGCAAACCCCTCTTTCAGGAGTTTGGCCTTTTCCTGTTCGGTTTCCACAAGTCTATGCACATTCAGCTTTTTAAGTTCAAACATTAGACGAGAGCCTCTTTGCAGTTTACAAAGACCGTCGGGAGTTTGTTGTCCAAAATCCACAGGTCGTGATATTTACGGTAGTCAAGTTTCCAAGCATCTGCGGCCTGGTTGGTGGTCGGATCAAAGATCCGCATATTATCGGTCTTGCTGATGGCGATAGGAGTATTGGCAGCGCAGATAATCCAGTTAATAGTTTTGGCGGTGCCAGCGGGAGTAAAGCCACCAACTGTCTGGCCGGTCGTCTTGCCATCGTTGAAGACATACGCGGTCTTGAGCCGTGCACTCGGTACTTCCATGATCGGGCACTCATCGACCTTTTTGACTTCGCTCAAGATTGTACCGGAGAAGGCACCGACCTCAAGCTGGCGAACCATCTCAGTTGAATTCTCGAGAATAGCCAGTGTTGCAATGGACATGGTGATAACCAGGGGAACAGCTCCAATTGCATCCTGAATAGCTGCGATGTCTTCTTTAATCTTAGTAAGGATAGTAGCCTTGTCGGGGGCATATCCACCAGATGCCCTGCTGCCTGCGATAGCGAGAGAAGCGATTGTGCTGTAGCGATAAGCGTCAATTTCAGGAATAACCTGAACGCGCTGAAACTCGCCCATTAGATTACTAGCGTTTGCAACAAAGTTGGTCTCGTTTACATCCATGCTATCAAGCATAAAAGTACGACCCCGGTCTTGCCCCATGGTTTTGGTTTCATAGACAAGAGTAGCCGCGCCCTGGGTGAATCCTAGCGAACGGTCATAATTTCCAAGTCCATCCATGGTTAATTTGGGGATTTTAACCGTATTGCCGCCGGTGTAAATAACAAGTCCTGCGTTACCTTCCATCCATCCGGACGTAGCACCCGCCACGGCCTGCTTATCAAGTTCCTGCATAAATAGGGTTGCATATGCCAATGTGTTAATAGTCAATGTGATTACCTCTTTTTAATTTAGTAGTGCTTTTTCCTAGGAAGCCCGAAACCTATTTCATATACTTGGATATCTCTGCCCGTGCAGCTTCCTCTTCCTTGCCAACGCTGCCTTTACTGACCGGGGGAGTATAACTATTGCTTTTTGCGAACTCGGTCTTGATCGCCTCATCATGCGTGGCGAACAATTTAGCAAGCATTTCCACATTTTTACTGGTAACTTCTTCATCTGCGCCAATAAGGAAATCGACTAATTCACTTGGCAATTTCTTTTCCTGAAATGCCTTTAGTGTTTTGTTTGTCAAGTCTTTTCTAGTGGAATCGCTTTGCATCTTATCAAGTTGCGCCTGGAGTTTCTTCATCTCAACATCCTTCGGATCGGCATCAGGGAAGCGTTTTTTGACTTCCTCGTCGACCAATTTAGGGACATTGTTCGTCTTCCAACTCTCCAGAGACTTGCTGTGGTAAGTGTCCAGCTTAGGTTGCAGAAGCCTCTTGCCGTCTTCGGTGTCTAAAAAAGCCGTTGCCCTATCAGGTGTTACGGGATTTAAACCCCCAATATAGCCTTTGACCTCTTCCGTGTCTTTGTTGGTTTCAAAATAATCAGTTATCTCTTTGAAGTTTTCAATAGTCATTTTGCTTATCTCCTCATTTGCCCTCATGTGTGCATCAGCCCACAGAGTGCGGTTTATTTTTGACACATAAAAAAAGCACCCCTTTTGGAGCGCTAATCGCCGGATATTCCTTTGTCTTTTGCCCATTCTGTGTAAGTTTGATAGGGTATTATTTCCTTTGTTTCGTTGTCCCTTCTTATGTCTGGACTCCAGTTTTCTATTGGTGGTACGTTGCAAAGACAACAGCGACAATTCGGATGCAACGGTGGCTCTGGGTGATCCTCATCTATGCCCCAAAACTGACCGTCAAGGTCTCCACATTCAGGGCTGGTCAACATGTCCAAGGTTGCACTCCACATGACCTGCTCAACTCCGGTGGCCCTGCCCATGTCCTCGCTGGCCTGGGTCTGTACCCTCGCCGTTTCAGTGGTTACAAGCCGCCCTGATTCGTAAGCAGTCACATTGAAGGTTTCTTTGATCTGTTTTCCAATCGCGTCTATGGTGGTGTCGCCCTTCATAGCCCCGACAATGTTTTTTTGCAGAACGTCGATCATGTCGGCCTTGTTCGCCCAGATCCGGTCTGAAAATAACTCTTCCTTGTACTTTGCATTGACTGCGGCATCGACATATTCCTGTTTGAGGATGTTGAATTTAAGATTAACCGTCATGCCAGATTCAAGGGTGTATAAATTCTGGTAATAAGTATCTTTATATACTGTACTTAAAATATCAGTTACTTTTTTAACTTCATTTTCTCCCAAGTGTTTACCCATCGTTTTGAGTACATCCTTAATGCCCGTACTTGCTTTCTGCGAAGTATTCATTTTGAGTAATCCGTCTATGGCGTACCGAATAAATAATGCCCCCACTATAGCATGGAGGGCATCTAATTCCGTTTTCTGTTCTTTATAGATAGGTTTCATCTGTTCATCGGAATAATCTTCTCCGTCTAATTTAATACTTTCGATTAATTTTCTATATGTCGGGTCTATTTTAGGCAATTATCATCACCTCTTTAATATAATCTTCGTAATACATCCATTTGAGTTTTTCTCCTGTTAATAAATCAATACCACAATACTTTGTCTTTCCTTTACAATGTTTTGCAAGATTACTGCTATCGAAACCATAATAATCAGCACCTTCTTTTATGAAATTAAAGATTTTATCTGTAGTTATACAAATAACTTTAATGCCTTTTTTTATTTTCCATTCTTCTGTGTGCTTTTTACCAAACCAATAATTTTTTTCACCTTTTTTGCTTTCACTTATTCTTTTCTTCGTTTCTTCGGATGGAATTTTACCTTTTGACCAAGTACATAATCCCCTGTGTGATTCGCTCAGTTTTCGCCTTGTCTCTACAGAGAAGTGTTTACCATAATTATAGTTCTTGTCTCCAGACATAGCTATTCTTTGTTTATCACGAAGTTCTTGATTCCTATGATATCCTAATGCTGGTTTACCACAATCTCCACCTAATGAAAGATTATAATATTTTTCATCATTTACTGCATTGCAGTTTTTAATATATTCAGTTTCTAGTATATTTAATTCTTCGGCACTTTCAGCAAATGCAACTATTTCTCTTTTAAAATTTTCCCTACCATATTTTTTTATCGCCTTTGATATCAATGCTCCACTACCTAAATAATATTGGTAATCCTTTCTATACATCTTTTGCCCTATGTATTTCTTACCATTAACCGTATTGGTAGTGACGTAGACAAAACCATATGGCTTATTAGTCTCTTCTCCCATTACTTTCACCTCATATATATTATAACACAGTTACGTAAACATTGCAACATCTTTATATATCTGTTATACTATTATTGAGGTGAATATCATGAGCATAAGCAAAGATAAGGTGAGAGCAAACCTAATCATCAGCAAAGAACTGAAAAAGCAATTGGAGAAATTGGCAGTTAAGGAAAATCGGTCTTTTAATAATATGGTGATAACAATACTGGAAAATCACTTAAAGCCTACTGGAGAGTAGGCTTTTATTTAGTCATCCCCATTGTAGTGCCCTCCGGGGGTGCTGGCATCACAGGCGGTGCAACTGGCACAGGCGGTGCCAAGAGTGCAGCCCCGATACTGTTGGCTTTACTCTCTTCCTTCGCCTTTTTGACTTCATTTGAAGGGTTGTCAACAAAACTAAACAGCGACAGGGCAGTTTCATTGCTTAATTTATCGCCCAGGGCAGTTACAACCGTTGAATTTGTAAGATCATCGCTGGGGATATTAGGAGTAAATTTGACTTTTATGTCCCGATAGTCGTAATTGGTGTTTTTCAGGTTATTCATGTAAATCAGCAGCATTTCTAAGCGAGTTTTAACACAGTTTGCCAGAGCCTTTTGATTCAACTTGCATTTTTCTTCCAAACTAATCAACCGTGCCCGCAGTGCCAGGCTTGAGGTGTTGGCAGACATCTTTTCGTTTGAGTTGATGTGGCAGGCGATCTGAAACATCTTATCTTCTAGGGTTGTCAGTGTGTTTTGGATAAAAGTGTCGTTGATCGCCTTAATAAGCCAGGATGCAGATCCGTCTCTACCTTTGGTTTTCATAATTCCCTGCTTTTTCATCTCTGGCAGGTCATCTTTCGACAAATCCAGGTTATTCAGGATTAAATAGGCATTACGGAACTCGGTTATCTCACTTGATATGTCACTAAGATTTGTTTCGTACGCATCCTGGAGTGTCTTAATGTCCTTATAGAGACTGTCAAGCCAACCTTCTTCACTGGCCGTAGCAATACCCACCGGCACACGCCCAAAGGGGTGAGAGGTTCTACTGATCTCGCTGAATACTTCATCACAGTGGATAATTTCGCTATCGGTATAAACATCCACATACATTTTAGTATCATAGGGTTGCCTAAAAATATGTAGAAAAAATATTATATTATCGAAAGGATCAACATAGGCAATACCATGTCTCGGGCTGATTACTCGGCTGCAGAATTGAGCATCCGTGTCAATGTAATAAAGCTCATAGGCGATACTGTAGATCAGCATGTTTTTGCATAGGGTTGCATCATGATCCGCTTTCCAGTGCGCCGTGGAAATCCTTAATAACTCGATGATTTTATCATCACCCTTATGGCTAGTGTAGGTGATGTCGTTGCCGACACTGTACGAAACCTCTTCACGCAAGAATTTCTTAATAAAGTTGGTATTGATTCTTTTATCGTAGCGATCATTTACGTATGAGTAGTTTCCCGCGCCTTCCGCATCGAGTCCATACTCGTTTACGTAGATATCATCATAAGAGCCATTGGACGAGACATTTAGGTCCTGCCTATTGGTGTCGGTGATTCCCATATAGTACAGGTACATTTTGACATTTATGTGATATTGTCTCTGGAAATTGCTAAAAACTTTCGTTAGGATCTCTCTATTAGCATCTATATCAAAGATAAGAACCATCTCCTTCCTATCAAATAAAAAAACACCTGCTATAAAGCAGATGTTAATTGTTGTATTCCGTTTTTATAGTTTAAAAATTCAAGTATAGTCTTCTCACGTTTTTTTGAGTAGTGCTCGTATTTGGGATACCATTCAAAGAAATTCTTCTCTCGTTTGCTACTATTGCAATGCTTACAAGCAGGAATAATGTTATTTGAGCTATATTCCCCGCCTTTGCTCATTGCGAGGAAATGTTCTTGAACAAGTGGTTCCTTATCCATTCCACAGTAGGCACAGGAATTATTAAAGTGCAATTTTATCTCTTCCCACTGCGGAATAGTTAGCGTGTATTGTAGTTTTCTTCTTGATGCCCTGTATCTTTGGTATCGAATCCGGTGGCCTTCTGGGTGACTTTCGTAATATTGCTTATTATGCTCGTTTATTTGTTCCTTATTTAGCTCGTAGTATCTACTATGTTTCTTGCTTACCATATCCTTATTTATTATATTGTACTGTATTCGGTAAGCCTCTACTTTGTCAAAGTTGTCTATCCTATATTGCTTTTGCCCTGCCAGGATCTTGCCTCTATTCCTTGCATATTGCAAGTCTGACGCAATTTTAGTACACTCCTTGCACGCTCCCCTATAACCTGTTTTATTAATTCCAGAAGTATAAAATCGTTCAATTGGCAATTCTTTATTGCACTTAATGCAAACTCTAAGCATAAATAATAACCCTCCTAAAGGTTTTTCTTTTTCCTAGTTAAGAAGCGTGGAAGGTATCTAGGAAAATACCTTGTCGAAACGGGTAATTAATCCGTTTCTATCCACATTTATATTATACCATATTTACATCACTATTTAAACAGCAACTTTTTATCCATGAACTCAATCCGGTAAACAACCTCAATCTCCTTGATATCATTCATAAAGTTTGCTACTGCGTCTGGAAAGTCATCCTTTTCGCTAAATAGCTGACCACAGAAGTCTAATATTTGGTTGGTTGCTTGTGAGTCATCCTCACAGAAAATAATTTGTCCTGTGTTTACTGCGTTTGTTATAGTGCTAATACGCTCGTCCTTATTCACACGAGCCATTTTATTAATGTATTGGATATCCCTGCTTCTTAATTCAGGTTCTGCTGCTACAAGTTCTTTTATTTTTAGTAAGTCGCTTCCAACGTACAAATTTTTCTCAATAGAAACATGGGAAATGTCTGGATATGCCTTTAATAGTTCAACTACCTTCGCACATAGATCATCGAAGCCTAGTTTAGCTATGATTCCCTTACGCACATAAGCAAAACTATTATCCGCAACAGATCCAACGCAGAATGCTGAATAATCAGACTTGGCGGTAACGCTACTGGCTGGGTCTACTACTAAAATAGTTTTTATGAACTCGTGATCCTCTATTTCTGTTGTCGTTTGGGTACGAAGGCTTTTAAACCAGCGCTCGCCGATTCTGTCAGCATTATTGAGCATCTCCTGCATGAAAGCAGTGGGATTATTGTAAAAATCGCATGCGAGATCAAGTGGCTGGTACTTGTCAGGCCAGATGGTTTTATACTGCATCTTGGACTCATGTTGATAATAAAACTCCCTGGCATCACTTACTGAATCTTTCAGCTTATCATCAAAGTATATTTCGCTGAACTCTTTCCATAATCCCTCATGGAAATATTCTTCAACGTCAAAGTCAACTACACGCTTCAGGATGTGCTTGTAATCTTTATGCTTTAATAACCGGGACATAAAGCAATCCCTATGCAGGACTGTGCCTAGCACGACGAATTTTGTCGCCGGGCTTATTTTTACCCCGTCCCGGAATATTGCTTTGTCACCAGCGTACCCGCTATCTTCGATCCATGTATTATATTTTTTATTTCTGGATTCCTCGGTAATGATGTCGTTTCGCCCTTGATAATCATCAGCGATAATGGCAGAAGGTCTGAACCCTGCATATTTTTTGCCTCTCATGCTCGTCGTGGACGATATCGCCTCAATCTTCGTCTTATTGACCAACTCCAGCTCCAGTTTATTGACAGTGTATTCCTGGGCTTTAATTAGTTTGCCAAAGCCGACTAGGATGTATTGATTTTCCTCAAAGGCTTGCCTTGCCTGGGCGATAAAAGCCACGCTGTCTGATTCGGTCTTCCCGGCGACTAATGTATATTTACTTTTTTTGTAGCAGTGCAGCCAGACTGTCAGAGCAAAATCCAGAACAGTTGTCTTGGCGCAACCCCTCGGCCAGGCAACCTCAATCTTGTCATAGTCGTCTTGTAAAAACATCTTATCCAGTTCATCCCAGACCTCAAGGTGCAGCGACGCTAACTCCCGGGCCGTATTGCCCGGCTTAGGTACAAACGTGTCCTGCAGAAAGTATTGACAAAAATATGGGATAGAGAGTGACCCTATCGAGTGTGCCAGGCCCTGGTATCCGAAGAGGTTATCAACGTGCTTCAGGATCAGATCTTCCGTAGACTTTACCGCCTGCCCTGGAGTGGCGCCGCTTGCTATAGACTGTTTGTAGATCGCTTCATATAGGAGTTGTCTGTCTTGTTCCTCCTCTGTCTGGACCTCTAGCGATAAGATAAGATCACCTCCTTACTCGTTAATATCGCACTCTTTGCACTGATCCCATAACAAACCAGTTCCATCTATGTCCCATTCATCCAGTCCTAGAAGGTCCCAATCACCCTGCTTTAGATAGTGGCAATAACCATTTAGTTGTTGTGGCCTATTTTCATTTCTATCCCAAAATGGGCAAGGAATATAGTCACCCTCTTTAGAGGCCTGGGCGTAGCAATAGAGACCAAAAGGGATATGTTTTTCTGGATCTTTTAATAGTTCTGGATCAATCTTTTTCATTCTTGATCCTCCTGATTCTTTACTAACCTGAACTTTTGCTTTGCATATTCTGGAATAACATAATCTATATCTTTTTGAAATAGCAGGTAAAGATTGCGTGATAATCTGGTTGAAGAAAAAAAGTAAATAGGATTGAAGTAATACTGTGTAACTGTCTCATCCCCAACGGTTACCTCTACCCTTGCCATTATCCTAAAGCGTATCATCCTTCCTAGAAATAAAATGGTATGCCTATCTGTGTCATGGATAACCTTAGCCATCTGTGATATCGTCATGGGTCTAACGCCGCCATAACCGCGGTATCCGATCATGTTGGTATCCCTATAAATCTCTTTGCTTAATAAAAATAAGTTGGCTATGTCTGGCTTTGTCGTGCCTTCTGGCAGGGGCGTATCCTGGAATGTTTTAATGAAACTAGTTTGGTTTTGGAACAAGTAACCCTTCTCTTTATCAAACATTTCCTTATAATAATTCATCCTTGTGCTGACTACAACGCCATCACCATCAACCAAATTAGTCGTCCTTATCATGCAAACACCTCCAAAAAAGTTAGGTGCAAAACAGGCCTCAAATGCACCTAACTTTTTATGTTTCTATCATCGCATAATCTCTTTCATATCAAGGGTCTCCGGGTTTACAAATAACGAAACCATGCAGATCCACCTATATAGTACTTAGTGATCTGTATGATCGATCATCAAAGTGCCCTTCATCATCATCATTTTACAGAGCACATATCAATGTGGGCTGTTCATCATCGCTGTGAAAATTGTAAAAATAATCGTCGTACTTATCAACGGGCTTTCCATCAACTGGGATTGGAAGGTGGTACCCCCAGGCCTTATCATCACTTATCCCATATCTAGTTAACATAGTTAGCATTATAAGAACTTACTATAAGTCCCTATATCCCTAGTGTCCCAAGGGGTTGAGGTCTTTATCATTAGTAATAAAGCATTATATAGTCATGATATATGGGTAGTTGCTAGTAGCAAGTATAGATAGTTGTTAGTTGCAACTAATGTGTCCACTCTGGCGACCCTCAGCCAGTGACTCAGACTCATTGACTCAAGGTGCAATGAGTCGTTGCATCATTGACTCATCATCTCATCGATGACAGTGCCAATGAGATAGATGCAATGAATGATTGCACTTGACTCTATATTTGCAACACACCTAATAGGGACAATAACCACAGAAGCAGGCAGATGATGATCAGTATGTCGATGATCTGTCTGATCGGTTGTTGGATCGGCAGTATATTGACCAGGTACAGCACGATCCCCACGATAATGAGTGCGATGATGATGCTAATTAGTATGGACATGGTTTCTCCTTTCTACGACTCAATCTCTCAGTACAACATTAATCTCAGTACACCCCTAGGGGGTCTTTATTTCATTGACTTTATTTATCCAGGGGACTTTGACTTTCATTCCTTATCCTCTGTTGCTTGCTCTGCTATATCTACATCTATAACATCTGCCTCATTAAGTGCCCTCATGTTTTTGAATGTGTTTTGTATCTCCTCAAGAATTGGGGCTTTAACTTCAATGGTATTCTCTACTTCCCTCTTATCTCTCCATTGATCTTTGCGTCTATTCTTGAGCCAGAAGAACGTAGAAACGGGATCAGGCAATACCTCTTTAGTAACCCTCTTAGTCTC